AGAGCGCGCTGCGGTTGATGGCCACATTAGGCTGATTGAAGTTCTGGAAGACGAAGTTGCACGTCTCCGCGCCGAACTCGCCGCCGAGCGTGAGCGGGCTGATAAATGCGAGCGTGAAGAAAACGCGCGATGGCTTAAATCAATTCAGCACCGAGACAAGCTGCGCGAGTCGCTGGGGCGGTTTGTAGCAAGCGCAGATCGGGCGGATAGCGACGACCTTGCGGACACAGACGCCACCTATGTTGTCGTAGCGCACCTACGCCACGCCCGCGCCGTGCTGGAACAGACGAAGGAAAACCAATGACAGTCCAAATGCACCTACCAGATGAAATCGACCGTCTCACCCTCGTCAAACAGTTCCAACGAGGAGACCCTATGTATCCCAAGGAAAAAGAGTTTCACTACACGCTCATCCGTGAAGAGATTGACGAGGTAGCGAAGGCCTACATGGAACTTCTGAAGGAACTCACTGACCTTGAGTATGTCCTTGTAGGAGCGACAGCGAAGGGTGTCCATGAGTATCCCGAAGACATCGTGAACAACCTCTATGCCTTCGAGCATCTGTATCAGGCTATCCCAACGCCGATCCTCAATGAAGCGTTCAAACGTGTTCATAAGAGCAACATGTCGAAGTTGACCAACGGCAAGCTTGAGAAGCGGCCTGACGGCAAGGTCCTCAAGGGACCCAACTATCAACCCCCAGACCTGAAGGACTTGGTGTAACGTATGGTTAGCACTCGTGCAGAGATTGTAACACGCAGAACCTATAACCGCCCCAAGGCTGATGGATCGTTTGAGACTTGGGAAGATACAGTCAACCGAGTGATTGACCATCAGCGTTGGCTGTGGGAACGCGCCAAGACCAAACGCTGGCACAATGAGATTCAAAAGCTCACAAAGGAACAGGAGGAGGAACTTGAGGAACTTCGGGTTCTCTTCAAAAGCAGGAAGGCGTTACCCTCCGGTCGGACACTCTGGCTTGGTGGGACCGAAGTGGCAAAGAGGCGTGAAGCCTCCATGTTTAACTGCTCGTTTCTTCGAGTGGAGTCGGTCCATGACGTTGTGGATGCTTATTGGCTGCTGCTCCAAGGGTGCGGCGTGGGCTTCGAGCCTGTCACAGGCACTCTCAATGGCTTCACGAGACCTATCGAACTTGAGGTAATCCGCAGCACCAAGAGTGAGGCCAACGACAAGGGTAATCCCGATAACGTCGAATGGTTCACTGAAGGTGTTCCTGCTGGCGTTGGTTCAGACAACCACATCAAGGGAGCACAGTGGCACATCCGTGTTGGTGATAGTGCAGAAGCATGGGCGAAGCTCCCCGGTAAACTCCTTGCCAACAAGATACCCTGCGAGAAGCTGACCTTGGATTTCTCGGAGATCAGACCGGCAGGAACACGACTGTCCTCCTATGGTTGGATCAGCAGCGGCGACGAACTGATTGCGGATGCCATGACGCAGATCGTTCGTATCCTCAACCTGAGAAACAATCATCTCCTCACTCGCATCGACATCATGGACATCATGAACCTCCTTGGTTCTACCTTGAGCAGCCGTCGATCAGCGGAAATCTGTCTGGTGCCTTATGGTGACCCTGAGTGGCCAGCCTTCGTAGAGGCCAAGAAGAACCTTGCTGAGACACCGTGGAGAACACAGAGCAACAACTCGCTCCTGTTTTACCACAAGCCCTCTCGTCGTGACCTTGGGGATATCTTCACGGCCATGATGTCTAATGGTGGCTCTGAGCCGGGGTTGATTAATGCTCAGGCTGCTTTGAAGAGAGCACCTTGGTTCAAGGGTGTTAATCCATGCGCGGAGATTTTGCTCTCAAATCGCAGTTTTTGTAACCTGACTGAGATTAACCTCGCAGCGTTCAACGGTGATACCGAGGCTCTCCACAGGGCCACATATCTCGTTGGGCGCGCAAATTACCGTCAAACATGCGTCGTGCTTACAGATGGGATTTTGCAGCGAGCATGGCACGAGAACAACGAGTTCTTGCGTCTGTGTGGCGTAGGTCTGACCGGCATCGTTGCATGGGAGCATTACAATGACCCCAAGGCCTTCAGGCTCGTTCGTAATGCTGCTGGTCGAGGGACAACCACGATGGCGAGGGAACTGAGGCTTCCCCTGCCCAAGCTGTCAACCACTGTGAAACCTTCGGGGACCCTGAGTAAAATCATGGATACAACCGAAGGTGTCCATAAGCCTCTCGGTCGTTACATCTTCAACAACATCAAGTTCAGCATCCACGATCCAATCGTCAAACAATGTAAGAAGTCAGGCTACCGTGTGTTCCCTGATCCTTACAACAAGGATGCTGTCCTCGTTACCTTCCCGGTCGAGTATGGGGACGTTGAGTTCGATGTCGTCGATGGTAAAGAGGTCAACGTCGAGTCTGCCATCAGTCAGTTGGAACGCTATAAGTACCTCATGGACCGCTACGTGGAACACAACTGCTCCATCACGGTCAGCTACTCCCCCGAGGAAGTCCCCGGTATCATCGACTGGCTCCAAGGCAACTGGGATGAATACGTGGGGGTCTCTTTCCTGTTTCGGAATGACCCCACGAAGACTGCTGAGGACCTTGGATACGCTTATCTCCCTCAGGAGGTGGTGACCAAGGAGACCTTCGAGGCCTACGCCAAGACCCTCAAGCCTCTGAAGCTGGTGGATTCCAGTGAGGAGCTTTTGGATGACGAGTGTGCCACCGGAGCTTGTCCGATTCGATGAAGAGACCACGCAAAGAGCGACGACAGGCTCTGCGTGAACAAAGGGCGCGGGAGGGGTTTTCTCCTCCTGCCCCTAAGCCACCCAGCCTGACCCATATCAAACCTATGACTTGGAACCAATCGAGGGTGTTCAAGGAGTTTTACCGGGGGCAACACTTGCTCCTCCACGGATACGCAGGAACAGGCAAGAGCTTCCTCAGCCTATACCTCGCCCTGCATGAGGCCGTGGAACTCAAGTCAGCCAAGCGTGTCATCATCGTAAGGTCGGCTGTCCCCAGTCGAACACAGGGTTTCCTCCCCGGCACAGAACAAGAGAAGGCTGCGGTCTACGAGGTTGCCTACTCGGCTATCGTGGATGACCTTTTCAGCAGGGCTGGAACGTATAACCGGCTGAAGGACCAAAAGGTCATTGAGTTCACCACCACCAGCTTCCTCCGTGGTCTAACCATAGACGACGCCATCATCATTATCGATGAGGTCCAGAACATGGTGGACGGGGAGATCAACACGGTGATGACCAGAGTCGGCCAGAACACCCGAGTCATCATCTGTGGTGACTTCCGGCAGAACGACCTAGCCAACAAGAGGGAGGAGAGTTGCATCCAGTCCCTTATGTCCACCATCAGACGCATGGACTCCTTCAGCACCATTGAGATGACACACGATGACATTGTGAGGTCAGGATTGGTCAAGGAGTGGATATTGGCCCGTGAGTAGCCCCTAGAATGCTAGTGGGAGGCCCGTGGGTAAACGAAAGAGACCGGGGAGCACCTAGGGTACCTCTCCAGGTTCTGACGCATCCACGGGGCTGCTACTAAGAACAACGATTAAAACCGATAGTCCAACCTTAGGGTCAGGCTATCGGTTTTTTTCGGAGTCAATGTTTAGGGTGCAGGAAGGCCACGATGGTATCCCACGACAACCATCCGCCTAGGGTGACCACAGCGGCCACGAGGAGCCTTCCGACACCACGAGCTACTCGGTAGTCCACCTCGAAATCCATCTGTTTCAGGGAAATACTGTCGAGCTTCTGCTCGATTCTCTCGATGGCTTCCGTGAGGGTGTCAATCTTGGTCTCCAAGACGCTGATCCTTGTTTCGTGCTCAGGCTGGTTCATTTCTTCAGCCACCCACACTTGAGAGCCATACCGACAGCATTATGCTCCCTGATCTGCTGGATCGTGGGCTTGGTGTCGTGACGGCTGTAATAGATTGCCTTGGCGGTAGCACAGAACGAGGGACTACCCTCAGTCCCTAAGGAAAGGGTCGGATTCGTCGATTGGCAACCCATCAGGGCTACGGGCAGCAGCAGCACGAACAGCTTCACGGGCAGCGACTGCAATCTGGGCTTGTCTGACTTCATTGGCGAGCGTTTCCAGTTGCTGCTGTGTCTTACCGGCGTCAACCATTCGTTTGGCGTATAGCCACTCAAACAGTTTACCCACGGCCCAAAAGAGAGCCGTGAGCATACTTACGAGCGTCGGTATCACGGGTTTTCGACAGAGCCACCAGTGACGTTGAGGTCCTTGGCGCTCATGAGACCGAAGGCACCCAGCACAGCCACAATATCATCGATGCTGAAGGTACGCTCGAAATACCACTTGCCAGCGAGGGTGAGCAGCATGGAAACACCAGCAACGGTGGTCTTCCAATTGGTCTTGAGATAATCAATCATTTCATTTCTCGATTTGTACGTGAGGACCATCGACGATGGTTTTCCAATAGACGCCATAGGTAATGATGTCAGTGAGTCCTAGGGCTTTAGCGGCAGGCTTGAGGGCCTTCTCAACGATAGTCTTGTAGTCCTTCAAGTCCCACGAGACCTTGCCGTTGGGCTTGGCTACGAAATCAAAAGCCTTGCCACGTAAGTGGTAGGACCTCATGGTCTTACTCTTGCCGGTCTTGACGAGGTAAGCCTGTCGCTCCTTGGATCGTAGACCTTCAGTAATCTCAAAGGGAATCGGTGAAATATCTCTCGCCTTCTGTGCCAACTCGATGAGCCGAGGGTCTACACCCTTCAGGTTCGCCAAGCTGTTGGCGTTTAGTTTAGGCATGTTTTAAAGACCATAGTAAGGACCAACGTAATTCGGTGCTGTGTCATATGCTGGCGATATGGAAGCGTTCTCCAAATCTTCCTGTGTGGACTGAAGCATCAACTGTTCACCCACCTGTGCATAGGACGACTCAAAGAGTTGCTTTCGGTCATCGAGGAAGTAGTCGGCAGCATAGGCCAGAGCAGCATACACAAGGAGAGCCGGGGCTTGCTCGGTGAGCCAGTTGCTATCCGTATCAGCCGTCAGACTTGAGACATCACAATAGTAGTTGATCCAGATGGTGGTATCTTCAGGCGGATAGGGACCGATGGAAAACTTACCGTCCTGCCTGTAGTAGAACCGAGGTTGCCCCGGTATCTTCGAGTAGTTCAGGATGGTCTGTAGGTCAGTCCTTACGAGCTTATGGACATTCACCTGATCGTTGGTGTTCAGAGAGATGACCTCAAGGAGATCAGTCGGTATATCGATGGTCGAGGAACCATCGGTCAACACAGACGTAAGCTTCTCCATCTCACGACACCGGACTTCACGCTGGATACGCTGAATGCCATACAGCATGAAGGTGTCGGTCAGGGAGGGCGTAATGTCCCTACGGTTCAAGATGCCGAGGAACTGGTTTTTGACAGCAAGGTATGTCACTTCAAGAACCTCAGCTTGTAATGGGTGGTGGCGAAGAGTTCACCTAGGTCATCAATGAGATTACTGAGGACATCGTTGTCCTCGCAGATTTTCTCTTTGTTTGACGCAAGCCAATTCGCCGTGTCAGCTATCTGTTTACGGATGTCTGCCTTGTCGTAGCGGCGGGTTTGCACCTCGCCAATGAGACCAAAGCACCCCTGATAACTTTCGATGATGGCGTCTACCTTCTCAATCAGGTCTTCATAGAAAGAACCAAGGGCCATATGTTCCGAGTAGGACTTGGTGTTCCAGTGAGCAAGGTGAGACGCATCCCGCAGAGCGAACATGCGGGACACGAACTCAGTAATCATTATGCAATCACTCCGATGTTGCCGACCCACTCAGGGCCAAGCGTCACGCCATCGCTCGTCCAGCCGCCGAGGTCTTCCGACCAGCCGTATTGAACGATGTCGGGGGAGAACGTGGGGAAATCCGCAGGCTCTCCGTTGATCCTCAAGCGACCCCAATAGCCGGGGCGGGCGACAGGATCAGGCCAAGGATCATCTGGATTAGCAGGCGGCGTCACCGGCTCGTAGACGGTTCCCGTGAGATTTAGGAACCAACCGCCGCCGCTCTCGAATGTGCCGTTGACGATGATGTTGCCGTCAGCATCCACGAAGCCGAGGCGGGTAGCCTCAGAGGTCAGGTGAGCCGCGTCAGGCGCAGCAAAGATAATCTCGCGCATTACAGGGGCGCTCCCACGGTTGACTTGGTTTTGAGAGTGGCGTCAGAGAGACGCTGGTTGTAATAGGCGAAGGACTGGATGTGACCGTTGAGGAAGGCGGCGGAGTTCGCACGACAACCCAAGGTGGCGCGAGTGAACCCACTCGGCACAGTGTATGTCGTGTCAAGGGCTGCATTGTCGCCATTCACCGACAGGCCAGTGTTATTCAGCGCGTAACCATAAGCGCAACGCGATACGTTCGTCGTGACAGAGCCACTCCAAACAAGGAAGCCCTGAGATGCACCACCAACATATGCGACCGTCTCCATACTGCCCGCAGCGTTATTCGCACGGATATATATGGCGTTTGCAGCCGAACCGCTGTCAATGTTGTAGATTTCCTGTGTGGCCGCAGTAGAAAGCGCCAGCAACTTATACTGAGACACAATTGTGCCTTGCGTCGCTGTTTGCATTGAGGTGAATGCAGCCCCACCAAACTTCACAACATCAGCAACACGCGTGACACTCGCCGCTACCGTGGGGATGTAGGAGGTGGCGAAGGAGCCTGCTTCGAGTTGCGCGCCCCAGACATACAGTCCTGACGTTCCATCGCCCAGATAGGCGGTGTAACGCGCGGCAGATGTAGATATTTGCGTTAGAGCAAAGACGGTCGCAGACGCAGCGGCAGCGGTAAACGACCAGACGCAGCGATATACGCCGTTCCCGACAGAGGTAATCGTCGGAACATTGCCGGAATAGCTTCCGATAGCGCCAGTAGCCAGATTGAAGTTGGCAAAGTCGGTCGCGTTGACGAGGCCGCCCACAAGAAGCTGCAAGATCGACCGCTCGCCAGCCTTGGCGTAGATGCTGACAGTGTATGTGCCAGCGGAAAATGCAACAGAGTTGGATATAAGAGCGTGTTGAACGTTGGTGTTGCTCTCGATAATCCTTGCGAGCCTCGCACTACCGTCTGGCGCTGTTGTCGGCGTTCCGAAGCTGATGCCGGACGAGCCAATCCAGTTTGCCGCCGTGATGTCTCCGCTGTAGGTCAGCAAGTTCACCCTACTCTCCTCGATCAGCAACCCCTTCGCCGCGAGGGTGGACGGGTCGTAATCAAAGCGCGGCTGATACACGGCGGCGGTCGTCGTCGGGATGTATGCGCCGGGTGCGGTCTGGTAAGTGACGGGTTCTAGCTGTGCGCCCCAGAGGTAGACGCCAGAGGTGCCGTCAGCAGTCCACACAACATTAATTGTTCCAGTTGTATAAGAAGCTGGTAGAACCTGAACCGCAAAACTATTTGTCCCGTTTACGGTAGCTTTGAACGAAACTCGATACCATCCGTTTCCGACAGACAAAATACTTGCGCTGCTACCACCAAGACCGCTGTCCAGCACAGAGCCAGAACCAGAGCAATCAAATGACGCATATGCACCAGTAGTTGCGCTATCCCAAATTCCAACCTTGGTGTAACCATTCGCTTTTACATAGAGCGAATATAGAACCGAAAACCCGGTAGTGGCGCTTTGAGCAATTCGATGAGTAGTATTCGTTGCAGCAGGCGTAACCAAAACTGCCGTAGTAGTTCCATCAGGAGCGGAGCCAGCGGCTCCAGTAACGGTCACATTTGATTTAGACCAAGCGCCATTAGTCGCATCCTGAGAATAGGTCAGCATGTTATTCGGCGCATACGTCAGCTTCCCCGTGCTGTCATACAGCATACGGTTGCCGGTCGTGCCGCTGTTATCCAGCCACGACGGGACAGCCTGCGTTCCCGCGCTGGCCCCCGTGTAAACCCGCAGCGACGAAATCCACCCGTTGTTCGGCGTGAAGGTCGCGCCGGGGGCGATGTTGTCGTAGTAGGTCGCGCCGGTCTGTTCATCGATGCGCGTCGTGACGACAAGCTGCGAGGCGTAGCTCGGCAGGGTCATCGTCTCGGCGGCGCGGGTTACTGAGGCGGTGGTGGTCGGGATGTAGCTGGTGGCGAAGGAGCCTGCTTCTACTTGCGCCCCGTGGACATACATATTTCGGGACGTTCCCGCGTAGCTGATAAGCCCGACAGTTGTAAACGTGTTTCCGGTTGACGCATTGGTCATACCAAGCGCGGGAGTGGTTGAACCAGTCACAGACCCAACGATTGTAATACGATACCAGCCATTCCCGCTGGCGGTTTGCGTCGTTGAAACAATTGTCCCGCTGCTTGACCCTACCGATGTCTGTGTAGCTGACGAATTGGCTGAGCCAACATCAAATACAGCGGTGATGTAGTTGTTGGCGCTTGCTTGTATGTTGAGGTAAATTGTCGAACAGGTATTTGCCTTTACATGCAATGAATATGCGAAGGTTGTTCCCGTCGCCAAGGTTCCAGCGAGGTTATTGTTATAGGCCCAATGCGTTGCCGTTGATGCGTTCTCGGCAAATGTTGCGGCGTTTGTCGTTCCATCAGGAGATATTGCGTTATCCGTCAGAGTTGTATTTGATACGCTCATTGCGGATGAACTGCCGCTTGGATACCAAGAGTTCGTCCTACTCCCCTCCACCAGCAAGCCCTTGAACGCCAGTGTCGCGGGGTCGTAGTCCAGACGGGGGCCGTAGTAGGCGGAAGTGGTCGTGATGACCTGATCGGAGGTGCGCGGCGTGGTTTCGTAGGTGACGGCGGAATACGACGCACTGCGAAGATTTACTGTTTGACCCGTTCCGGCGTAACTATACGCCCCGCCACTACAGCAATATATGGCTCCCGGTGTAGTTGAAGTGGCTGTAGAAGTTGGCGTTACTGAAATCCAGCATCCATACCAACCGCTCCCAATATTAATAATGCCGTAACTTGCTGGAAGCGTAATCCCACTAGGCGTAAATGTCGTTCCATTTGAAAGATCAAAACCTACGCCTTTGCCCTCAGAATTGAGACTAAAGACCATAATCTGGGACAAGCTAGAGGCTTGCGCTTCTACATACAGAAAGGAACGAACGCCCTGCGTAAATCCAACAGTGGGAAATTGCACAGAATGCCCGCCATTTGTCGCATTATCGGTTAAACTGTTCGCACCCCTGACGCTATTAACCGCCGCCCACGTTCCAGCGTTGAACGTATTACTATACGTCAGCAGATTATTCGGCGCATACGTCAGCTTGCCAGTGCTGTCGTAGATCATCGCGTTACCAGCGCGCGACACAGACACGTTGGTCGATGTCGGCGTAACAGCCGAATAATCGCTGGCTCCCAAGAGGAAGCTCTGCGAAATAACAGCAGTAATCGCCAGCGTGGAAACTGACGTACGCATTCCGAGGATCATCTTATTTAAACCCCACGATTCCTGTGGCAGTCGTTCCAGTTGCCTTAATCAAGGAGGTCCTAAGCCAAATCCAAGAACCAACAGGAACAGCAGTAAGAGTAACAGCCGTCGATCCCTGTTCAGGGACAACCACAATGTCACCAGCGCCACCTACGTAAAGGTAGGAGTAGACGTTGGGGTTCGTATTGTGCGGAGTGACAGCGTAGGCTTCGTTTGCAACCTGAGGAGATACAGTAGCTCCCGGCATGTTCTAAATCCTTTTGTTTGTCGTCAGGAATGCGTCGAGGCTCTCAGCCTTCAGGCGAGCGACAATCTCAGACGCCTTGACGTTCTTGTCGTAAATATCGAAGCCCTCTCTCATCCACTTCTCGACAACTACAGTCGGGATGGATGCGACACGCACATAGTCTTTCATGCGGCTATTGGAGCTTTCGTCGCGGTCTTGCTTTAGCCGATCCAGAAAGGACTGAGGTATCGGCTGTTCCTTCTTGACAACCAGAGCAGCGTCAGTGTCATCCTCGAAGGTAATCGTCGGATCAATGAGTTTCGTCATGTCAATTCATAAAGAGAGGCCCAGAGATTTCTCTCTGAGCCTCAAAGATTACGTTACGCTGGGCGAAGCCTAGTGGCTTACGCGGCCTTGCGGATGATGCCCGAAGCGCCGTAGTGTCTATGCTTCAGCGAGTACTCACCGACAAGCATGTGGCGCTCGGCGTCACCGATCTTCGCAAGCGGCTCACGGGTCCACGGACGGAGAACCGCCAGCTTCCACATGTCCGGGTCGAACACGAGGTGATCCGCAGCGTCCTGAAAGCGGTTCAGGATGACCTTGATCTCACCATACGGAGAGACATAGAGATCAACGACGTTCACAACACGACGAGCAGCGTCAGCGTCCGCATTGTCAGCGAAACGATAACGACCCGTGGCGGTGGCGAAACCGGCGATGTTCAGAGCTTCACCCGGAGGAATCATGAGATACTTCGGGTCAGCACCGTTGTTGAACAGCGTCTGGAGAACCGTGTTGAGGTTCGTCTCCGACATAGCCGTCGAGGTGCCGCCGGTCTTCGTCAGAAGCGCAGCGTAGGTGCTGCTGTCAACCTGAGCCTGAAAGGACTTCATGGTGCGCGCAGCGTCCGAGGCGACACTGGCCGAGTTGCCGATGGAGGTCAGCGTGACGTTATTGAGGTTACCAGCACCACCAGCCTGCTTGTTGAGCAGGACGTATTCGAGGTCACGCTTCAGTTCAGCAGCGCGCTTCGAGAGCTGATAGGCCGTCTCCTTCGCTCGACCATAGCGAGCCGTGGAGTCGGTGGTCGCGGCGACCTTAATCGCCTTCGCCAGAATCTGGGTGTAGTTCGTGCGGATCGTGGTGGGAACCGCAGCAACCTCAGAGGCGTCGAAGCCGTCATACTGAGCATTGGCCGCAGCAGACGCGAGGGTGTCTTCCTGCCACTGATAAAGGACGTTGGAGACGCTTTCCTTGCCAATCATGGACTGGAAGGGCGTGGTCGTCGGAGAGATGTTGGTGATGATGTCCGAGACATCTTCCTTCTTACCGATGACTTCATAAACGGTATAGGTGTTAGCCATAGTAAATCAGATATCCTTAAAAGAGATTTTGTTTAATCGCCCCAGCGAGACATAAAGGCATCAGCAGCGTCATCAATCGAACCACTGGTTTCAAGACGTTTCATCACTGACTTCTTAGGTGCCACCCTTGCCTGCTTCACGACTTCCTCAGGCGTACCCTTAATGATACGCTTGGGGGTCTTGTCGATCTTCTTGGTCTTGTTAATGGCGGTCTTACCTTTTTCGTATTGCATAGCCATGTGAAGTATCTTGAAGGCCGTTGGGTCCACAAGCTCGTTGACCACCTGTTCAGGCATACCGACATTCACGGCGAAACCACGGATGTCGTTGTACATCTTCTCTGACCAACCGGGGATACCCGTCTTTGGATCACTGAGAATCTTGATGGTCTCTCTAGCCTGCACCATCATCTGTTTCTGACGTTCTTCCTGAGCACCCTTAATGACACCATCAAGCTCGGTCTCCAGATAGCGGACGTTGGCGAATGCCTTGTTGGCCGCGTCTGAGAGGGCTGCGAGTTCCTCAGGTGAAACATTGGGGTCCTTGGTCAACGCAAGGAAATTCAGATTGGCGTAGGGAGATGCTTGCTCCTTGGCTCGATTGAGCATCGCCTCAAGACCAGCCACATACTTGGCTCCGGTCTGTTCGGCTTGCTGCTTGAGTGCCGCAGTCTCTTGGGACTTGCGAGTGAGACTTGCCTCTTGACCATATAGACGCTTGAGGTCTTTGATCGAGGCTTCAACAACCTCGCCATCAACCTTGATCTTTACGACAGCATCCTCAGAGTCGATGACCGTTTTCTTTCCTTTGGTCTTCTCTTCTGGTTCTTCGTCGGCGTCTTCTTCGTCTTCCTCAGACTCGTCCTCCTCATCCTCTGGAGACTCATCGGTCTCGGAGGTTTCTTCGTCAGGTTCGTCTTCGGTGTCAGGCTCGTCTTGAGTTTCCTCTTCCTCTTCGTCGTTATCTTCTTCGGATAGCTCGGTGGCGTCCTCTGTCACTATGCGGCGAAAGAAAGCGTCGGTGCCACTATCGGCACCATCGAGTTCACTTTCAGCGTCCTTGGGGATGGCTGTATTCATCAGTCGAAATCTGTCTCGTTCTTTGTATGGATGGCTTTAGAAGCGTCCACGTAAGATTGCATTATGCCGAGGAGGTCATCCACGGCTCTAAATTGGTTGAATAACTGCTCACGCCTGTCTAATTCCCCCGGCTTCGTTTGGCCGATGGTTTCCAGTGTGAGTTGCTTGAGGTGACTAAAGAACCACTTCAAGTCTTCGCTGGCGAGCAGGGAGCCAGCAATGACTCCCCGCCGCACAATGTCTTCTTCAGAAATGGTGTTGCTATCGGTCACAAGACCTCAGCACTTACCAAAGACGCTACCGGGACCAGTGCCGGGTCGAGCGCCGGGACCAGCGTGGGGAGCACCAGCGGCCTTACCACGAGCGCCTACGCCCTGCTTTGAGCCAACGGGAGCCGACTTACCCGGCTTGCCGCGAGCGATACCAGCGGTCGGCATCTTGTCCTTTGAACCCATCTTACCAGCCATTACTTCTTCTCCTCGACCACCCACGGGTCAGTCTTCGGCGGTTCGTAGTTCTTCTCGCCGGAATACACATAGACTTCCTCAGCAACCACTTCGGGCTTCGGAGCATCAGGTTTAACAATGATTTTCAATTCGATTATCCATTCGGTGAAACAATGTTATTTTGTTTGACTTCAGTGACTGCTGTGTGTTCAGCAAGCGACATCTCACGCTGTGCGACATCGACCTTGTTGGCGATATCCATGTCCTTGCGCTGGGCGTCACGCTGCTTAATAGAGGCGTCGATATGCGCCTTCTCAGCATCAAGCTGAACCTTGGTCTGGTCGATCTGGATGTTACCTTGGACCTTACCAGCGGTAGCCTGTGCTGTGATGAGAGCAGCCTGAGCCTTCATGGTCTCATTCTGCATCTGCTGCACAGCCATAGGATCAGGCTGAGGCGGCGGGACCATCTCAGGCGGCGTCAGATACTCATTGACGTTGGACATCCCACGGAGCTTCATGACATCCGTGGCAAGCTTATAGGCATTGGGCATCTGGAACATCGGGTTGAGCTTGGGGTCCTGATTGAAGAACGCCGCAAGCTGGAGACGCTTCTCAGCCTCGCTATCGTGCTCACGGTAACCAAGATGCAGGGACACAGAGACAGACTTACGGTCTTTCCAGCCCGAAGGTTTCACCTTGACCCAGTTGCCAGCAAGCTCCACAACCTTCTCTCTGTCTTCCTTGGCCGTGACCAACTGGTAGACCTTGAGATACAGAGGGATCAGGAATGTGTTCGCAAAGTTACGCGCAATGATTTTCTGTCGTGTCTGAGACAGACTAACCAATCGCTCAACCATGGCGTCAGAGTTCTGAGAACTGATGGCGTCCTTGTTGAGACCCTGAGAGAGACTTGAGATACCCGTGGTCTCCTCAGTCTGAGACTTGATGAGTTCCAAGGTCTGATAGACAAAGGGGTTCAGCGGGGCTTGTTCAAGCGCACTAATAGCGTCAGGACGAGTGACATTAACGAGACCACCAAGACGATTGTCCAAAAGCTCTCTTGGGTTCGTGAGACCACCCTTGAGCACTGTGTAACGAGGGTTAACCGTGATGGTCGCATGGTCAACAATGGCTCTGGTGAGCACCGTGCGAACATTCTGCGAGGGAATGACACGGGATGCAAAGTTGTTGCCGTAGAACGAGTGAGGAATCGGAAGAGGCGCAAAGACAACAAAGGGTAAATCTTCGACCTCTTGGATATCCAAGGTGATATTGCCCGCTCTCACAATCTTGTAGAGCTTGGCGTGCTTGTCGCCCTTGCGTTTGAACTTCCAGTAACACTCATGAACAAGGATGGTCTTGAGTTCATCCTGCTGTTCAGAGGAATCCACTTTGAAGCCAGCGTCCAACTGCTGAAAGCGCGCCCATGTCTCAGGAAGCGCCTGTAGGGTCAGCTTGTCTTCAACGCGGGAGATACTCTCGACCTTCTTCTGGTCGAACCCCATCTTGATGAGGTCGTCCTTGGTCTTAAGAGACCGATGGTCACAGAAGTATTCGGGTCCGAGGTATTTCGCCTGAGGTTCAATGCAGAACTCCTCAGGATTAATCACCTCGATCTTCACTTGGCTTGTGTCACGCTTACGGGTCAGTTTGCCACTGTAGAGACCGGGAGAGTCCTCATCGATTGTCGCAGTAAGGTCCTCAACGTCCTCCTCCGCAGCCAAGGCCATAACTTCCTCTTCCGAGAGGTCGTCAAATTCTTCATCGATGTGCTGTTCGTTTTCTTCCCAATAAACTTTGGCGACGCCAACGCGAGCAATCAGACCGTCATGAATGACCTGACTGAAGATGTTGTAACCATCGTTCTGTCGAAATACCACGTAGTCGCAATAAGCTGTCGCAATGCGAGCTTCCTCGATGTCAGCCGGGGAGTTGGGATCGAACTTGGCAATCTCATGGCCCGCCGAGAAGGTCTCCAGTAACTGGGCCTTCATGCTCTCTACCGCGTCATACACTTCCGTGCTGATGTAGCTTGAGGAGCCGGGGGACTGTCGCAACGGGAGGTCCCCGTTGTAGTACTGCATGACCTTCTCGCGTTCACGAGAAAGCTTTGCGTTATACCAGATGAGACTTTCGTTGATCTTCCTGTCAATCAGAACACCAACGGCTTCATCCGTAAGCTCTTTGTCTTTCATTAACTAAATAGCCTTCAAGTAAAAGTCGCTGGTGACTTCAATTGGTGTAAACTTTCCGCAATGAATATGGTTTGCTAGGGCCAACGCCATCAGTGTATCATCATGACACCCACTCTCAGCTTCCATATTGCCACTCTCATTCACAATGAACGTGAGCATCTCTTGAAGCGTGGTGCGGTCCTTGATCCAAAGCTCATCATCACGTAACGCGGCACGAAGCCTGTCGATAATCAGGGGCTTTGTCTTAGATGTCGTTCGGAAGCCGATGGTATAACTATCGCGGTCGTTCAGTGCGCCTTCGGCAACTTCTGTGTACGTATGGGAATACGCCAAGTCACGACCGAGCCTAATGGCAGTCAATAAGCCGTGATTGTTATTCTCAACGCAAATCAGTGCTTCGTTGTAATAATGACCGAGGGCAAACAAAACGTCAGCGAAGTGGTCTGGGTTCACATGACCACGCCAAGAGGCGACAAGTCGTTTCTGGCTGTCCAGTATCTGCGCGACACTGTAGTCCCCATTTTGAATACCCATAGCAACATCAGCACCAATGTAATACTGCTCGCCACCCTCGTGTTCCACCCATACCTTGAGTTCACCTCTGGGATGCTTGTGGAACGCCTCGCCTTCCAGAGCCATCTGGTAAAGCGGAGGTTCGACCTCACCCAACATTCGATGGAGCTGGTCTGGGTTGAACACAGGTCTACCAGAGGCAATGAACGCCTCGTCAGCATTCGACGGGTATTCCTGTTTGAACTTGTCAAGACCGTTCTGAGCAATCTTGTGTCTGCGGAACATAAGCTGACCATCAGTCAACCCATACTCTTTCACAAGGTCTTCCTCTTCGTAGGTTTTCTCAAAGTTCAAGGGGACATCTTCGGTATACTCAGGCGTATCAAACCAAGCACTGAAGAACGGTATGAAACCGTTGGTCCCCTCCACAGCGCCACACCACAGTTCGTAGAACACGCCAGACATACCGTTGGCGGTACTCTCAATGTAGATCGAGGTGTCTGGCGAGTTCGGGATGGCTTGTAAGAGGGCGTTCAGGTTATCGTTGGCGGATGCTTTCGGCCAGAACGCAACTTCAGATAGATGGGCGTCGGAGAAGGTTTCACCGCGAGCAATAGCGTCACCGCCAGCGGTAGCGACCATAAGACCAGAGTCAAGGTTGTCAAAGACTAGCTCCTTACGGCTAGAGTATGCGGTCTTGGGCTTTAGCAACTCAGGCATAGCACCATGACACCTTCTGTACATATCGAACAGGGTGCGGGAACTATCGGCCTGATGGGCCACCACAAGACCTTTGCGCGCCTTACGTTGACTCAGGGTCCAATACATACGTCCATGGACATACGTACTAAAACCCTGCTGTCGTGCTTTGAGAATGATAATGCGGACCTTGCCGGTCTCTCTACGCTGCGCCTCGATGGCCTGATGGAGTTTCCTCTGTGGCTCATTTAGAACCAGCTTACGAACGTCTGCGTTCTTCGTTCTAATCTCAATGGCGTTACGGGCGTAGAAGTCAAAGTCATCATAAAGGCGTCTACGGATAGCAAGCGGATCACTCTTCGATGTCATGCGAAAGGGACGCCAGCCATTCCTCAGCCTTGTTCACCGAGACTTCCGACTTGGCGACAGGCTTACTTTTGGTGAACTCAAGGATCAGCTTTGCAGCCGTGAGTTTCGTTTGTTGACTTGCGGGAGCACGGAGGACAGTAAGAGCGCCTTCGAGCGCCTCTTCCGCCATCTCAGATAGCTCCACGGTTTTCTTGATGTTAGCCATGTCTTTCTTCACTTGCTCCTTGGCTTTTTCCAAGGCAATTGCACGGGTTTGTGCGTTGTAGCCATCCATTGCGCCGGGAGGTCTACCAAGCGTGATGTATCTGAGTGTCGAATAGAAGGACCTGTATTCCTTGTAGCCGGGGAGCTTTTCGGAATACAAAGCAAATTCGTTTTTCTTATTGGGCTTCTTATAGGCCCTGATAAATTCGACACTCGGCTTTTCAACACGCTTGCCGGTGTTACCCTTGCCGCGAGGCTTGGGAGGGGGCGGTGTGAGCGCCCCTTCCTCAAGGTGGACATAACGACCGTCACCGATGTGAGCGATTGTCATTTCGATTTCTTCCGTTCTGCTTGCTCTTTGTTCAGACGCTGGTTGTCTTCCCTAGCCTTTACAGCGGCGTCTTTGGTCTTGTGTTTCCACGTACCAAGGAACGTAGTGAGTGCAGTTTTCTTACCATTTACCGTCTTGTAAGGTATGTAGTTCTCGAAATGGTCGCGTATTCGTTCTGCGTCATGGCGGGGAAAATTGGGAAGAATTTCCTCGTCTATGTAACGCAAAGCGTCAGTTGCGTTGTTCTCATTGATAAGCTCGGAACCCCACTTTACCATGTTGTCCTTCATGGTCTGTCTTCCACCGGGGCTGAGTATGTTCTTTGAAATAAGAGCCTTCATTGATAGGTCTCTGGTCTCAACATACTTCTGCGTTGCAGTCGCACGAGCATCCTCAGTCTTCCATGTGTCAGACTCAGCGTGAACAACAGCACCGTGTTCTGTCGGAGTCTGATACTTTGCAGGATCAACCACACGGAGAGCCGATTCCATCGGTGACACAGAAGCTTCGATCCTTGGAGGAGACATCGCCTCTTCCATCGGAACCTTCTTGGCCGATCCTTTGGCCGATCCTTTCGACATGAGTTGTGCCATGCTTCCTGTAGGCTCAGGAGCAGCAGGAGCATCTGGAGGCGCAGCCTTACGCTTGAAGTTATCGATTTGCGACAGGCTTGGAGAATCGAACGGCTCCATTGGTGAAACGGAGCCGACTACCTCGTCGCGTGGTGCGTAGGGGTTCCTAGGAGCATCTGGCGTAGGCATACTGTTGGTGTAGATGCCAAGGCCCTCCATAGCCTTCTCGTTATCAAACTCCTGTCGTGTGTAAGCGTTCTCACGTTGTGCATCGTGAGCAACCTCCAGCCACCGAGCAATCTTTGCGCGCATAGGATCATTCGCCGGTATTTGCGAAGGATCAATCAACGCGCCCTGATTGTCGAACTGGTTAATCAGGTTGAGGTCCTTGACACCAAACTTCTTAGCCAGCAAGGCGTTGAAGGCGAGGTCCTTAGGATCAACCGGGGACGATCCGCCATACTGCGGGTTCTCAGGAAGAGACGCCGGTTCAACCATATCCCTGCCGAAGCGTTGGGACTGGGGAATGAACTTGTCAGGAATGGCGTTGACCTTCTCAAGGAAATCCTTGTTTCTCGCCTTGTCTTCCTTTGCCTTGACCCTTGATGCAGCGGCGTCAGCTCTTGCCTGAGCACGAGCAGCCATCTCGGCCTGACGAGCCTCTGCTTTGGCTAGTGAGGGGTCCACAGGGACGGGTGTAGACGAGGGAGGTAGGTTGGGACCTGATTGATCGGCAAAGCGATCCACGAAGCGTCCCACTGGGTTTGAAAAGCCTGTTAGCTTGTCCAGTCCACGCATGGCACCGCTGAGACCAACGGCACCCGCACCAATCTTCGCGCCCCATCCGCCCATCATGCCGTGACCAGCAAGATCGAGGGCCAAACTGCCCGCAATGGTGCCAAGGCCATACCGGCGAGCGAGGTTGTCTATGGTGCGACCTGGAGTTGTCGAATGGAGACCCCCAGAGATCGAGGAGCCTTCCCGGTGTCCAAGCTGGGCGACCTGATTCAGGACGCTTTCCTTACGGATACCTTCGAGCCACTGGTCGATGTTGGGGTGTTGACCACCCAGAGCACCCTCTAGGTCAGAAAGATGCTCCTGATTGACTGGCTGACCCCTCTTAAGGTCGTCCATCATCTCGGCATACTTGTAGGGAAGCGCAGGGTCACCGGATGAGTTGATGGCTTCCTGCACAATGTCAGGACCCTTGGTCATCCCGCCAGAGGCATCCACAGCACGACGCGCAGAGGTAGCCTTACGTGACTCATCGAGGATAGCTCCAGCATTGCCTTCTTTAATAGAGCCAATGCGGGAGGACTGCTGCTTTGTTTCATTAGCCGCAGCAGCGAGATACTTTGGATCAATGCCCGCGAGAGAGCGGAGCGCCATTGCAGAGCCTACCTCTGGGATAGCCCTTGCACCACCCACGATACTGCCAGCAGCAGCCCCGGTAAGTCCGCCAAGCGCCGTATCTTCGGCGGAAAACCGCTTGTCCAACACGGCGTTATCCGCAGCCGTTTGTGCAGCGCCTACTCCCGCATCAATAGCGACAGTCTTTCCTGCCTTCTTGATAATCTCAGGAACAGCCTTGGCACCCACTTCCTTAACAGCGCCGGGAGCAAGCGTTTTTCCAACCGCATATTTGCCAAGCAGCGTGTCTCCGATGAGACCCGTAGCAGCACGGGCCTGTTCTGTGGGAGACAACGGCTCATCAGGAGCCTTACCATCCGAAGCACGAACGCGGTCTTTAGCTTCACCAGCGTTCCTCAAATAGTAGGAGCCACCGAAACCAAGGAGCGCGCCAATCGGTCCAGCAACTGCGCCACCAGCAGCACCAGCGGCAACATCCTGAGCCATGCCGGGAGCACCCTGAGCCAAGGAGTGCGGAATGTTCAGCACCCTGTCACCAAAGGAAGACGCTCCGTTAGTCGGATCGTATCCTTCGAGACCAGCAGCATCATGGACATACTTTGCCGCCTTGGCTGCTACAGCGGCTGCATTTGGAAAACCTTCTTGTCGAAGGGTATTCGCAGAGCCACCAAGGATGCCGCTTTCAACACCGTAGGCAAGGTCTTTAGCAAGCGAAGGTTCTTGTTTCTTTTTGTCTACCGTAGGCTTGCTTGTGTATGATGCCCACGGGTCATCTGTAGAGTCAGTCTGGGTCGGCTTCTTCTCGTAAGCGGCCCATGGGTCATCAACCATCATAACCTCATTTTGAGTAGATCACTCTGTCTCCCATGCGGAAGGGTGTCCCCGGTGGGATTTTGTTTTCACGCACGTAAGCATCAAAGTCAGCCGGTGACGTAATGCGACTAGGCATTGGGATGGCGTTTTTATCTTCTGGATTGGCAGGAGCATCACCACGGATCATCGGCTGTTTTCCGCTATCCTTCGTGTCGTAACCACCAAGGATGTCCTTAAGAGCAGCCTCTTCGTTATCAATCTCAGGATGCGGGATAGGCTTGCCACCGTTCCTTGCTCTCTGGTTATCAAGCGCATATCGAGCGTTCTGATTAAGTCGAACGACATCTTTGGTTAGAACACCAAGAGAACCCGTAATCATGCTGTGAGGCATGGCGGGGTTCATGAGTTCGGTCAGACGCTGCTCGCCAGTTACGTTACCACCAGATGCCGTGGAGAACGCACGGTTTGCTGAACGAGACACAGCCTCAAGAGCCGTCTTGAGATTGTTAATCTTGACAGCTTCAGGTGAACCCGCGTTCTTCTCAGCCCACTGGTAAAGCTGGTTGAGAGGCTGAGAGCCAAACTGACGCTCCAAGTCTTTGGAGTAATCGGCGGCTTGCTTTGCGGCTCCGAGGAACTCACCCTTGAAGGTGTCGAGGTTTGCAATGATACCAGCGCGCTTCTTGTAATCCACAATGTCAGTGGCGTTCTTCTGAAGCGTTGAAAAGAGGTCCTTGCCACCAAAGCCAGCTTCTTCAGCTTGCTTACGAACTGACGACATCACCTGAGAACGTACGTTACGAGGGACCTGAGTCAAAGCCGCAGGGTTCGTCATCACATACTCGCCCCAGAAGTTTGCATCTCCCTCATCAAGTTTCTCCTGCGCTTTCATCGCGGGGTCTTGCATGTTGGTAGGCTTGCGGACCAGTTCACCCGTGGTGGGGTTCACAAAGGTATCAAAGGTCTGTCCACTCTTGTCGGTGTCTAGACCCTTATACTGAAGCTTGTTTTCCGCGTATCCAGTAGGTAACGGCTGAACCTTTACCTCGCCCGTATTTGGGTCCTGCGTAATCATGCCTTTGTCGTTCGCGGATAGAACACGAAGACCCTTGTTCTGCTGGTTCAACCTCTGCTGAGCGACCAGATTGTCCGCAGCATTCGCCAAGCCAACGGAAAGGCCACGAGGAGCACCACGGTCGAGACCAGCCACAATGGAGCCGATGTTAGCCAAGGCTGGCCCTACACCACTGTATCTATCCTCCTGCTGTGTGCCGGGGATGAGCGTTTGTTCCTGCAAGGGCATACTTCCACCAGCGGCAGCAGCAGTCTGCTCCTGAGGCGAATAGGCAAGAGCGCCATTTCCACCGTTTAACTGGTTGAATATCTCTAGGCTGTCGTTCTTTCGTAGATCATAAGCCTTGGCACCCTCAGGATGTCCCGGCTGATAACCCGCTGGCCTAAGGCTGGACACAGCAGCATTGACCGCTGCATTGGGATCAGCGACGCCAAGGTTATCCTTGTTCTCGTTGTACCAATGTGTCGCCTGAACACGAGGGTTATCCCAAGGGAGACCCATCTGCTTTGCAGTCGCCATCAAGGCCTGAACGCGGTCGGGGCTATACTTGGAGTTCCACTGCATACCACCATAGGCGGCACCACCGTCTCCGGTGCGTTCACTGGGATTCCACTTGGATTCATTCCAAGAGTTACCGAGGGACGCCGAGATGAACGCGGGGGACGCGCCCATCTGCTTACCGACATCGATGAACGCCTGTGCGTATGGATTGTTTAAGTCGAATCTGGCTTTCATGGTGTCTCCTTACTTTCCAAAGAGACCGCCAAGGAGCTTTCCGCCCAGCGTCCCTCCACCGACACCAAGCGCAGTCGTCGGCATTCCCATGCCCGCCACGGAACCAAGAACCCCAAGCCCTGCGCCAAGATAAGACAAGGCGTTGGGAGACTGCTGGTTCTGAATCGGAGACATGCCGATCTGCGTCGAATTAGCGTTACTGGTTCCCCACCAATTGTTCTGACCAGCAAGGCCATAGTAATTGTTCAGAGCGGTCCACGGGTTCTGCTGGGCATACTGGGTCTTGGCCAAAGCGTTATCGAGACCTGTCTGTTGAAGACCCTGTAGGCCCGTGCCAGCAGCTTCATAAAGCTTCGACAGGTTCTGCTGATCCGTGAGGCCCTGAGACGCCATGCCGGAACCCTGAGAACCAAGGTTGGCTCCAAGACTACCCGCAGAACTCATTGCACCAAGACCCATCTGTCCCTGTGTGAGGGCAGTCTGAAGACCCGTGTTCCACGCATTGTTACGCATGGAAGCGCCGATGTTCTGAGCATTCTCAGCAAGTCCACGCTGGACAACACCCTGAGCAAGTGCAGCACGGTCGCTATTGATGTTACCGGAAGCAGACGCTGACCTGTAAAGGTTCGGGATGTCATTTTCAGCAGCACTACGGTTTGCGCCATAGGTCGCTGCGTCAACAGCCTGCTGGATGTAGGGATTGTTGGCGTAGGCGTTGGCGGTCCCGATGTTATTCTGGGTCTGGTCGGTGTTGGCGTAGTTCAGGAGACCACTAAGTGCGCCCCCTGCCCCACCGAAACCCTGAGCCATCAGGGGAAGACCGGCGTTGATCTGAGCGCCGGGGACACCCGCACCCTGACCAGCGGCAAAGTTGCCCGCCTGATTGTATGCGCCATACTGGGTAGCATTAGGGGTTGCGTAGAAGTCGCCGTTGTACCCTAGACCCTTGGTCTGGTTGTAGGCGTCTGTGGCTCCACCATAAATGGTGTTGAGTGCTCCAGCCTGAGGACCACCGGGAGCGTTGGTCGTCGTTGTATTCGTTTGTTGAAACGAGGGTGCAAGCGAAAAGCCGCCCATTAGTATTCCCCTTTTGGGGCTACTGCCCCTCTATTATGTCAAATTGGTTCCAGAGATAACCCAAGTGGTGCTGTCGATCTTAATGGCCTCAGCAACACCATAGGCTCCGAGTGTTCTCGTGCCTGTTGATGAGCCACCCGCCAGACGCAATGTGTCTGTGGTGATGGCGATGCTGAGGGTATTCACAGCGTTCACGAACTTGATGATGGTTCCCGTTGGGAATGCCACAGAGCTATTAGCCGGTATCGTGAAGGTTCTTGGGTTATTGTCAGACGAGGGATGTAGAATGTGTTTCCCTGCGTCACTCAGGACAAGCGTGTAATTGGCAGACTGAGAGACCTGAGGATATGTCGCCACAAAGGGACCAATGTTCTTCAGGTCAGCCACGGCAAGACGTATGGATGTCTCTATGGCGCGTAGGTTCTGCTCTAGGTATTCATAGTGAGACGGCCCCTGCTCTGGTGGCTGCGTCTTCCGATATTCAGAAGCTGTAACAGTCGCCATCGATATCACCTATGTGCAAAGATTTGATAATCGATGTCAAAGCCAGAGAAGTTGAAGTCCTGTGTTCCATCATAGGTCATCTTCATACTCAGGAAGCGACCGGGAGACTTGAAGTCCAACTTGTAGAGCGTCGAGCCATCAAAGGTCTGACTGTCGCCATATACAGGGAGGACATTGGAATAGTCCGCAGAACCCCACGAAAACGTCATGGCAGGAGCACCAGACTCAAAGGTGACTGTGGGATACATGGTGGTGACCACCTTGTAACCACGGATATCCTTGGCAATGTCATCCATGTCCATCTGCTGGTTCTCAATGAACACAGGGGCTGTCGCCACAGTGTCAAGGATGGCGATGCCGCCTGCGTTACTCCGAGGCTCAAACATGCGGACAGAGGCACTCAGTGTTCCTGAGGGATGCGTAGCGCCTCGACACACGGTGTTGAGATACAGACGACTGGAGTCGAACAGACTATCATAGGAGCCACTGATGCTATCGTAGGTAAAGCTACCAGAATCAGCATAGGTCAGACCAGAGAAGGCGAGACCTAAGGAACCACCAACGACATAAGGCAGATCATAGAAATACCATGTGTCGTAAATCCAGTTGTAAACAGCAGCCCTGTTGCAACCGGGGTAGACGTTGTTGACCATTGCCGGAAAGTGACAGTAGGCATCCGAGGAGACATAACAGAACATCACCTCGGCCAGCTTCGGGTTATTAATGACGAAGCACTGGCTGGCCTCAGCCTTGATGAGATGATTGTAAATGAAGTCTCTCGTACGCCCCAAAGAAATAGACTTCTGCTGGTAACCATCGTGTGTCCAGATGTCATCCGAGCCAAACACATAGTGCGTGTTGTTAACCTCAGCGACACAGTTCTGACTTAGGACGCCCTTGTTGTTGAACAGGCGTCGATAGTTGAACATCAGGTTGTCACCCCGATACTCCATCGCCCATGTCTCATTGGCGGCATAGAGGATCAGGCGGTCACGCAAAGGCCAACCATCGACCAAGGGGTCCTGAAGGTCAGCAATGACATTCTCTGTTGCGCTATTGGTCGTAGATGCGGTCCATGCGCCGGGAGTGGAGCCAAAGGTCGTGAAGTCAGATGTCTTCACCATCGTGGGATATTTGGTGGAACCCTTGGTCACATTGATGGCGACAAGCACACCCGCGATGGAACGCAAGGCTTCACAACGCCATGTCGAGGTCCACACAGGAAGCTCGGCAAAGGTGGAACCATCGGTCAGCTTGTACCAAGGAACACGGTCATTACGATTGACATACACAACACCATTGACGAGGGTCGCGGTGTAAGGCGAGGTAGCCGTCGATGGCACATAGCCAGCAATGGAGACATTGGTCTCTGTCGGGGTAGACCCCGGAACTGACGCCTGCCATTTGTAGATGGTGCCATTCTCATTGAGCACAAGAAACTCAGAGGAAGCATTCAGCATCTTATAGGACAGGCTGAACCTTGGTGAGGTGTTGGCTGTCAGGTTACCCAAGGTGCTACACACGGGACCACGCTTGATGGTGTCATTCACATAGCGAACATTGACACCCATCGTCCACGCGGTAATGGGAAGATCGAGGGCTTGCCAGTCTGTGTTGACCCCTAGCTTACCTACGTCTCTGATGGGAACGATGGTCATAGGTCCCCCTTAGAGCTTGTAGATGAAGGCAAGTGCATAATACGGGGGCAGAGTGGGAACAGAGGCACAGGTAGCCGTGTTGTTGTGAACGTGGGTAGCCCCGGTGCCGGTGTTGGCGTTGGAGACCGTGATGCCGGTGGTGTTACTGGCGACCGTAGCGGTAGGCGTCGTGCTGCCCGTATTGCCACTACTGAAAGTCGCAGGGAGCGAATAGTTAGTGCCTGCGGCGACACCCACTGTACTGGCGACACCTGTGAGAACACCAGAGTGAGTATGTGCTGACACAGTGGCCGTGTGACTATGACCAGTATCGGTTACAGTCGCGGTGTGACTATGAGCAGGCAACTGGTTCGTGGTGAGGGCAATAGCCTCATTGGTCACCGTGATAGTCGGGGTGTTGCTGGTAGCTCCACCTGTCGCCGCTACCGCATAGGTAGACCCTGCGCCCACAAGGAACTTGTCACGAAGGTCAGGCACCGTAACGTTACCACTGCCATCAGACTTGGCGTAGGTGCCACCGTTACACAAAGCCCATCCAGTGGGGATCGAGGCAATGCTCCCTGACCACATCAAGATTGCACCCTGAGGCACAAAGTACTGATTGAGTTGCAGGGGAGTAGCTGAGACAGCAGCGTTGATGTTCGGGAAGGTGGTCTTCAGGGCAGACTTGAGAAGACGAATGTGGTCATCAGCCTGACCTACGGGGTCTGAACCGGGAGGGTTCGATATGTTGAGGTCACTGATGTAAGTAGCGGATTCAATAGCCAATATGAGTATCCTTAGGTTTACTAAAGGTATAACCTTATAATTACACAAGGATATGATGATATGGAGTATGTCTAAGGATTACCCTTGGTATACATGGGTAAGACTATAGGACTTATTGTCGTAATGTTTTACCCATGATTACCAAGGGAGTTACACAAGATTAGACATTCATAGTCATCATAAGATGGTTCATCTTAAGGCCGGTGGTTATCCCTAGGTATACCTATGGGTGTCCGGTGTGTAGATTGTGGCAATTCTGTGGTAGAGCATCTCGGCTCTGTCGCCACGGGAGGGTGTTCTGTCGAGTTTCTTTCGACCCCTTCTTCTATAGCGTGTCGCAGCTAGGGGGGTCTCTTTGTAAACTGTTGATTTCAAATAGTACTAGCGAAAATGCGTAGTTTTTACTGGAGGACCTACTTTGGGGTTACTTTTGGATGACCATTTGTGGCCAAAAGATGGCGTGGGATACTTGGGGAGGGCGGGGGTGCAGGGGGTGGGTCGGAATGAAAAACCAAAGAGGGACCCGTCGATGAACAACCGCCGCCGGTCTTTACCGGGATTTTTGAAATGGGTTTGCAGATCGATCAGCAGGGGTATGGACGCAGGAGGGACCCCACGCAGCACGAAGGCCAGCCGGTGTCCTGTGTGTTCGTGTGTGTTCTCACGTATCACTCTGATCTCTCTCACTGTCACAGGATGTTGCATCCTTGTACGGGGGTGGCACCGATGGCAGATCGATCGATCACAGATCGACATTCGATCGATCGACATTTGACATATGTGTCATGAGTTATACTAACGATTATACTAACGCTAATTGAATATGGTTATAATGACATAATGCAAATCATAATGCATATCATAATGATTAATTCTATTATAATGATAGACTATATAAAGTGTAAGAAATACTCCATTTGTTATATTACCTTTTGTTAATATAAGACTTCATCATAAGAGCAAATCACCTTGTTCATAAGTCATTGGTTTTCCTCATGATAAAATAACATGTTGCACACTGTACCAATTGGTATATTCTCAAGTCATCGGAACACACGAACACAACGGAACAACCAAATGAACACCTCCCCGCTTCTCCTTCAGTCCCTTAATCGCCTTATCGGTATCACCCTGCGTCAAGTCCAGTTGCACAAGGGATGCTCTCCCGCTGTCCTGTATAACCTCAAGTGGGCGGTGCGTTGGCTCAACCTTGCTCGCAAGTCCCTCAAGCGCGGCGTAACGACCTACTTTTACATCCACCTTAATAGCGCCATGCGTGAGATCAAATGGGCGCGTGTAGCTAAGACAGTCGCCGCCTAACACCCACGGGGACACATCACGCCATAGGTGTGTCCCCATGCCTACCAATTGCCACACATCAGGACAAACGACCATGAAAGCTCCCCGCATCTTTTCCGTCGATGACACTAAGAGCGCAAAGGCGCAAGGCTATGGTTGGCTCAATGCCATTCATTACATGGCCCCCGGTTCTCTCTCAGGCGTCAACCTGTGTCCCCATGCAACCCCCGCTTGCCTTGCCGCTTGCCTAGGGTGGACCTCAGGACAAGCTGGCATGGTCAAAGACAAGGCCTCAACCGATATCCAAGGCAACGCAACGCGCGCCTCTCGCATTCACAAAGCCCAATTGTTCATGACACAGCGCAAGCTCTATATGTCATGGGTTGTCCGTGAGATCGAAAAGAACGTGTTGCGAGCATGTGGCGAGGGGTTCCAAGGCCTCACAGTCCGAATGAATGGAAGCACCGATATTGCGTGGGAAGGGATAGCCGTTGAACGCAACGGCATTTCCTACCGCAACATCATGGAAGCGTTTCCAAGTGTCCAGTTCATTGACTACACCAAGAACCATGCCCGCTTGTCTCGCAAGCTCCCTGCTAACTATCACCTTACCTTGTCGCGTCATGAGGGAAACCATGACCTTGCGTTAGACGCTGTGCGCGCCGGTCACAATGTTGCAATCGTCTTCAACAAGCTCCCCGCCACTTATGAAGGCCTCACGGTTATCGATGGCGATAAGCATGACCTACGTCACCTTGACCCCCGTGGTGTCATTGTAGGCCTTGTCCCTAAGGGGTCCGCAAAGCGTGACACTAGCGGTTTTGTGGTCCGCATTGCGGCCTAATGCCTACCCATGGATAACAAAAGGAAACCTCCAATGCCTACCATCTATGACGCCCTATTCACGTTCTTCTGCGTGGCAACTCTCACAGCGTCCATCGGCGCTCTCGTGTCTCTTGTGTTTGAAAGGGCCTGACCGATGATCGAGCTTCTACTAACCCCAGAACAAAAGATTTTGCTGGCTGATGTGATCGACGTTGAGATGCAACGTTGCCGCGAAGATTGCTGGCTGTTTTCTCCCGGCGAGAAAGATTGGAACGACCTAGTAACACGCGCGAAGGCCCTTCAGGGGCTGTTAGCTGAAATCGAGAGCGCATGACCATGCCCACGAAATACGAAGTCACCCTAGCCCGCACAACATGGCAGCTAACATTCGTCTTCGTCCATGCTGACCATCGCACCCACGCGAAAACCATGGTTGAGCAAATGCTGACCAGCGGCCAGCTACAGGCCCTCAACTGGGGCGTCGAAGAGGTAGTTGTGCAACCCCAAGTCATTCTCGCACGTGAGGCCCCCGCGTCATGACACAGCATCGCCTCTCCTTCGTCCCCCCCTATCGCGCATCAGGATACGTCCCCGCGCGTAGCTATCAGCAGCACCGGGCCTCCCTTACGCCTGAAGATGAACGCCGCATAAGTCTACAGGTAAAACTAGGGCCATACCGCAGCCCCAAGCGTAAATCCCTCGTGTCCCTCGCGCCTGTCAATTGGTTAGATCGAAAGGAAGTCTGAAATGCTCACGTTCACCGTTACCATTCGCCCCATCGGTCGCTCACAGTTCGAGGTCTACCACGGGTCCGATTTGCTGTGTGTCTCACGCAATCCCTTGTGTGACGCCTCGCGTGTCCTCCTCTCGCGTGGATATGCAGGGCCGCGCGACATAATCGAGATGTGGCACGAGGGTCACGCCTATTGGTCCCTTACATCACAGGTAGGAAAGGCTGCGGGTCTGACCGTTACAGAGAACCCCGTCTATGGACCTATGTTTCGTAGGATTGATTTAGAGGCCAGTAGCAGTCCCATAGGCGCGTCTAATTGCATACCCATGGATACCCCTAGCTTCGCCTAGTTCTGCTCGCCTGTGAGCCTTCTACTACGATTGGAGACTTAATCATGACCTATGTCACCGAACACGCCCTGATCCCCCTCGCGTGGGCTGAGTATCTGGCCTATGGGGACGCCATCAAGCTGACCGATGATGAGCGCCTACGCGCGGACGCTGAGTCCTACCTACTGGGTGACCTTGTGTCCTTCTCGCGTTTCCCCGGTGGCACCCGTAAGGACCCTCCGTTGGCGCAATGCACCTTCGTCAGGCCAAGGGAAGCAGCCTGACGAAATATCCTGTGGATAGATGGGGTGTGCGGACGCTCTTTCGGACACCCCTCGCGCAGAAACCGTGAGACAGTGCGTCAGGAAGGGCGAGGATAGGAGCGAAGCTCCGCTTCTTTCATCTTGCCCCCTGACATGGAGTTTTGGTATGTTCTCCTCTTGTTCTTAAGGGAAAGGAGTAACGCTAAGTAACATAAGAGCCGATGGGGGGTCTTTAGGCCCTCTGTCTTTCAGGGAAACCCCGGCCAATAAAACAATGGAAGTTCAGATGCATACCATTCCGAACAGCCTCACGCTGCTGCGGTTACACGGTGTTAAAGTTGATAATTGTCAAGATGGAGAACCTACGGTCGTCGTTCGCGCATGTGTTCGCCACAAGTCCCAAAATGGGTGTCTTTTCACGGTTCTGCGTGAAGATACCAGTTGGACATTTGTGTCCAATCAGTATGTTGATGATGTCCTGACCGCAATGGAGGCGGATGGAGAGCGTATCCTGCTCTTGTAACTAAAAAACTGGGAGTAACCCTATGCCGTATCTGAACCCCGCAGAAACGAAACCGCACCTCCTTGAAAGGGAGCAGCACGTTAAAGCGGAAAAATTTCTCCACGCCTTGGAGATGTTCAGAGAGTTGAACCCGGCCATCACAGGCAACCACATCGCGTCCCTGTTGCTGGTCGCATTGAAACCCGGAGGTGGTCCCACGGATTACGCCAAGGACCTAGAGACCACCTCCGGTATCGTCTCGCGTTGGATGTTGGAATTAGGGGAACGCTCGCGCGACGGTGGCGAAGGATTTGGCCTCGTTGATCGTCGTGGTGGCTCAGTGGATTTACGCGAGGTCCACTACACCCTGTCCCCCAAGGGTCGCACTTTTCTAAAGAAGTTCACAGACCGATTAGGAGTAGGAGCACATGGGTAAGGAGCGAAGCTATGGGTAGACGACCGCTTCCCTCGCGTGTCCCTGACGACGCCTATGACATGACCTTGGGTGAACTGGAGCAGAAGTGTTCCCATCGCCTGTGGAACGGTAAACGTGGTGAGATTGATTCGCGCCGCCGACTGAACACCTTCGTGCATGTGGTGGGTCCTGAGATGCTCATTACGCGCATCAGGAAGCATCACCTCGAAGACGCGCAGCAAGCCCTCCTCGCGCTCTCGAATAACCGGGGTGGGACCTACAGCCCCGCCACGGTCAACCGAATCATGGTGGCTGGCTCCAAGGCCCTGTCGTGGGCCGTGGACAATGAGTATCTCGGCGGCAAACCCAAGTTCCCCCTCCTCGATGAGGACAACGAGAAGAATGCGTGGATCAGGGAGCAGGATGTCCCCCGGTTCGCCCAGTTCGTGCTCGACCATGTGGGATGGCGTCACGCGGCTTCCCTCATGACCCTGCTGGTCACCGGCCTTCGCGTGGGGGAGCTATTGTCCCTTCGCGCGGAGCAGCTTGAGCAGGAGTATAACGGGTTGTGGTTCCTGCGGCTCAAGGCCAGACAGACGAAGGCCAAGAAACCCCGCTCGGTGCCGATCCCTGATGCTCTCGCGCGGCCCCTGATGGAGATGCTGACCGATGGCGAGGGTGTTCCTACCTACCGTCAGCTTTGGCGGGCCTGTAAGACCGCCTCGCGCTACCTTGGGTTGCCCGATGGCGTGACCCCGCATGTCCTTCGGCACACCGCCGCGACCCTGATGACCCGCAAGGGGGTGCCGACTGCGACTGTGGCCAAGCTATTGGGTCACGCGAATATCAAGACGACGCAGCGATACGACCATTGGGTCCCCGCGCAAAACCCGCTGAGTTCCTTCGCTGGACCTGAGACTGAGGTGGAACAACTATCTTACAAAACTCAGAATGTGCCAATTGATCTGCCCAAAACCTACCCGAAGGATAACCTCGACCTGACCCAACGGGCATACATCTGGGGTAAAATGGGTCACGAAATGCGTACAAAACGTGCAACTGGAGGCCTCGGAGGGAATCGAACCCCCGTACAAGGATTTGCAGTTAGTCCTGCGCCTCACTCGGCAACGAGTAAACGATTGAAATCCCGCGATAAACAGGATGATTAACCCGCGTCCTACCCTCGCGTATCGCGCCATTTGACACAGACCGCCAAGTGGCTTTACACCCAGTGACTTACGAGCAGCACCCCCTAGCTGCGACACGCTATAGACAACAGGAGGCCGGATGTCCGAAGCAATCGACCTGACCATCAAGCGAAACCTCAAGCGTGAACACAAGACCGAGAAACGTCAGGGCCTAGGTGGAACCGATGGTGCTCAGGGGCTGATCCAAAGATACATGGATGAGACCGTCACCAACGTGAACGACCACCTTAGCACTCTGAAGTCCTCCTTCGCGTTCAAAGGTAGCCCTAGGGCCATCCTTGGTCTAGACCATGAGAAGATTGCTCTGCTTGTGCTCTATTATGGTATGAATGTGGTGGGCCATAAGAGACCCACCCTGTCCAACGCCATGCGAACGATTGGTCGAGCATTCGAGTTTGAGTGTTACGCGGATGCCTTCCGTAAGTATAGCTCCGCTGACGCTGACCGTCTGGAGACCTTGGTCAGGAACAAGCATTCCTCTGTGGCCTACAGAAAGCGCGCCTTTCGCGCCTACGCTCAGAAGCTTCATGACTTCCAATGGGAGACTTGGGCCGACAAGGAGCATCTTGTGGCTGGCAAGGAGGGCCTTTCTGTCCTTCTCAACGGCTCTCTCTTTGTCGTGGATCAGAGCGACTGCCTGACCATCACAAAGGAAGCTGTCGAGCGCCTCGATGACATCTTGGCGTCCATTGTACTGCGCCAGATCATCGCCCTGCCTCAGAACGGCGAGGTGGTGGAATGGAGCGGCTACACCCTGCACCTCGATGGTGTCCATTATGACCTCGTGAGGACGCGCCAGAAGCCAGTGAGACGGCTCGTGGAGCGTCAAACAGCAACAAGACGTATGAAGCTACCACTCGAAGCTTTGAACCACGCACAGGCCGTCCACTGGCGTGTGGATGAGGACATTCTGTCCCTCGTTCGATACTGCTTCGAGAACGGCGCTCAGGTTCCCGGTCTGCCGTCGAAGGACGACATTTTTGAGCCGCCTAAGGATAAACCTTGGGAGGACATGAGTGATGTGGAACGGAAACTGTGGAGACGAAAGACCAACGAGATTGCCACGGCTAATCGTGGTCTTGCTGGTGAGCGTATCATCCTGTCCAGCGACCTCGCTATGGCAGACAGGCTCGTTGGTGCTTCCTTCTGGACACCGATGAACTACGACTACAGGGGGCGCATCTACGGCCTTCCTCATTTCAACTTTCAACGTGCGGATCACATCCGTGCTCTCTTTCGTTTTGACGAAGGACAGGTGTTGAACGAGGAAGGTCTGTATTGGCTCAAGGTTCATGTGGCTAACTGTGGTGCCTTCAACAAGATCGACAAGGCACCCTTTGACGAACGTGTGGCTTGGGTGGACAAGCATGACCTCGAATTACTGGCCGTCGCAAAAGACCCGGACATGATGCGGCGTTGGTGGACGAAAGCCGACAGTCCCTTCATGTTCGTTGCTGCATGTAAGGCTCTTGAAGAAGGCCTAGCTGGACGCCCTGTCCACATCCCTGTGTCTTTCGATGGTTCCTGCTCAGGTCTCCAACACCTGTGCGCCATGTCGCAGTCTGAAGAGGCGCGACTGGTCAACCTGATACCCTGTGAGAAACCACAAGACATCTATCAGGCTGTGGCAACCATTGTGGAGCGTAAGGTCACCAGCGACCTTGGTGGTGACAGTGATACGTTAGCAAAGATGTGTCTTGCGTATGGCGTTACACGTTCCTTGGTGAAGCGTAACGTGATGACCTACAGCTACTCATCGAAACGCTTCGGTATGCAGCAGCAGTTAATGGAAGACACGATGCGGCCTTTGGAACTCCGAGTGATGTCTGGTGAACTTCCTGTGCATCCCTTCGGTGAAGATAATGGATACGCTGCGGCTCGATACCTTAGTCACCACATCTTCGACGCTATCGAGGAAGCTATCTCGAAACCGGCTGAGGTAATGAGGTTCCTTCAGTCTATAGCGAAGGCAACATCACACGAGGGGAAGCCTGTCACTTGGGAGACGCCTTTGGGTTTTCCTGTGATGATGCGCTATCCGAAGATGGAGGAGAAGCGAGTGAACCTGACGCTGATCGACAGGTCAGTCAAACGTCGCATAGCTCCTGTGTCTCTTGTGGAAACACCTGAGATAGACAAAGCGAAATCATCGAACGGAATAGCCGCGTCGTTCACTCATTCGATGGACGCAACTCATTTGCAGATGGTGGTGCTGGCAGCAAAAGCTGAAGGCATCAACAGTATTGCATTGGTGCATGATAGCTTTGGCTGTCTTCCCAATGATGCACCGAAGTTCCGTGAGATAATCAAGAGGACATTCGTGGACCTCTACACGAATAACGATGTGTTGCAGGACATTTTAGATCGTGCCTACGACACATTGGAAAACACACACAAGCTTACTCCAGTGCCTCACAAGGGGTCATTGGATTTATCACTGGTCATGCAAGCTGAGTATGCCTTTGCATGACCTTTTGTCTGCCATTTGGCACAGGGTGACAGGATGGAACACGAAGACGAAATCTATGACATCGATACGGATGCTCTCGACAACCTCAATCCTAAGGACTTGGCGTTGATCGTTTGCAACCTGATTGACCACGAGATGCCTGTGCCGGTCGATTTTATCGCTCGACTGCATAAGGCAGGCATCTACATCGACAACAGAGAAACTAGAAGAGAACACATGGCCAAAAAGATTATCACTACGCCTATTGGCACCGCCGTCTTCCCTCATCTGCGTAAGCCCGACACCTTCAAGGGTCAGGAACACTTCAAAGTGTCCGTTGAACTCCCCAAGGCTGAAGCAGAAGCCTTCAAGGCGAAGGTCCTTGAGATGGCTGATTTGAGCAAGCTCCCGAAGAAACCCAAGACCCCGGTGAAGGACGGTCGTGACGATAGTGTCATGAATGTCACCGCGAAGTCGAAGTATGCCCCCGGTATCTTTGATGCACACAAGAACCGTATCCCCGAGTCAATCGATATCGCTGGTGGTTCCAAGATCAGAGCTATCTGCGAGGTCTATCAGTATGACGAGGGTGTCTCCCTGCGCCTTCTTCAGGTTCAGGTGGTGCAGCTTCGTGAACGTGCTGGTGGCAACTGTGCCTTCGAGGAGATCGAGGACGGCTACACCTACGAGGGTGGAGAGGAAGAGACCAGTGGGGAACTGATTGAAGCGGACGACCTCTGACCCAATCCTAGAGAGGGTCAAGTATCGCTCCAAGCTGGAAGAACGCATCGCAAAACAACTGCAACAGTCAGGCGTGGAGTTTTCATACGAGGAACTCAAGATCAAATATGAGGTCCCCGCACGACAAGCTCGATACACGCCTGACTTCCAATTCGGCACCATAGTCTGCGAAGTCAAAGGATACTTTCGCAACGCTGCCGAAAGACAAAAGCTCCTGCTGGTTAAGGAGCAATACCCCCATCTCGACATAAGGCTCGTGTTTCAGAACGCGAGTAAGCCCCTCTACAAAGGCTCAAAGACAACCTACGCCCAGTGGGCGAATGATAATGGTTTTCGTTGGGCTGACAAAGGAGTCATTCCAGAATCATGGTTACACGAAACGTCTCCAAAGAAATCCCGCTCGCAAAACTCCTGAACCTCAAGCCGCAGACGCGGAAGGTTCTTAACCACCTGACCAAGCGTCGAAGCATTAGCCCGATGGAAGCACTGACGGTCTACGGTATCTACCGTCTCTCCGCTTGCATCTATGACCTCCGCAAGGTCGGCATCAAGATCAAGACCAACATGCGTAAAGACGCCGCTGGTCACAACTACGCTCGCTATGAGGTTGCCGCCTGATGAAATACGATTCCAACATGACCTTCAGTTACAATGGGTGGGGACGTAATGTCTCTATGACCATTGAAGACGACGATGCAGACTTCCTGCCGAAGGTTCTCGATAATGTCGCTACGTTCCTTCGTGCCGTTGGCTTTGAGTATGTCGGCGTTCGTAAGGAAGACAAGACCTACGTCTTTCACCACGAATACAACTGGAAAGACGCAAGCCTCGAAGAAGAGACTGAGTTTGACCTTGAAGATATCCTTGAGGAGTTCGCTCAGGCGGCAATCAACAAGGCTGCTGAGGACTACTGGGATGAAGCCATCAACAAGGCTCTCAGTGACAACCTGTCCCCCGGTGACACCGTGTTTTACCACGGCAAGGGAACGGCTGAGGTCGGCCTGAACCGCAATGACGAAGCGCAGGGACATGGTGGTTACCACGGCGTCTCCCTTGTCAATATGGAAGGCACTGTCGTGAAAAACACCGATAGTGTCACGGGTCCTCGTGTTCTCGTTCGTTGGAACAATTGGAACGACGGCCACAACGGGATGGGTGATGACCCTGACGCCAAGATGGGTTCCACCAACTACTGGTGGTCGAACCTCGATAACGTATCAAAGGTGAACTAACACATGGGCGCATTCATACGTCATGTCGCATGTAGCAACTGCGGCTCCTCTGATGGACGCGGTGTCTATGAGGATGGTTCGTCGTGGTGCTTTGTGTGCCTGACGTATGAAGGCCCCGATGGGGAGACACATGCCGTGGATGACACACCTAAAGTATCTGGCTTGCTTACCGGCAGATACATGGGATTGCCTAAAAGGGGTATCCGAGAAGAAACCTGTCGCAAATTCGGATATCAAGTCGGAGAAGACGACAACGGTAAGCCCATCCACATCGCCTCCTTCACAGACGACAAGGGACGACCAGTTGCTCAAAAGATCAGAAGCGCCGGAAAGAAGTTCTCATGGCGTGGAGACCGAGAGCAAGCTGAAGCACTCTTTGGACAACACATCTGGGGTGGCACCAAGTCAGTCGTCCTGACCGAAGGTGAGATCGACGCACTATCGGTAGCCCAGTGCTTCGATTGCAAATGGCCCGTGGTCTCCCTACCCGATGGTGCTCAATCGGCACCTAAAGCAATCAAGAAGGCTTACGACTGGCTGTGTCAGTTTGAACGGATTGTCCTGTGTTTCGACATGGATGACCCCGGTCAACAGGCAGCACAGAAGGTTGCCGAGATGCTCCCTATTGGCCGTGTGTTTATCATGCGGCTTGATCGAAAGGACGCCAATGATGTTCTGGTTAATGATGGCGCTGCTCCTATCGTCTCTGCCTTTTGGAATGCTGTTGCATGGAGACCGGATGGCATTGTGTCCGGTGAGGAACTCTGGTCGGAACTGCTGAACACCAAGGAAGCGGAGAGCGTTCCTTATCCTTGGCAGACACTCAATGAGAAAACTCTCGGTATACGCCGTGGTGAGTTGGTGACTGTAACAGCGGGGTCAGGTATCGGTAAGACAACCTTTGTCCGAGAGATTGCCTACAGCCTCCTTAACATGGGGGAGACGGTAGGTATGCTGATGCTTGAGGAAAGCACACAGAAGACCGCCTTTACTCTCATGGGCCTCGCCATGAACCGTCGCATAGATGTGAAGCGGGGGGATGTCTCAGAGGACGATCTGCGAAAGGCTTTCACACAGACTGTCGGATGTGGACGCCTGTATCTCTACGACCACTTTGGATCGACTGAGATCGATAACCTCCTCAACCGTGTTCGTTACATGGCGAAGGCTTTAGGTTGCACCTATGTCGTCGTGGACCATCTCAGCATTGTTGTATCTGGCTTAGAGGGGAACGATGAACGGAAACTTATTGATCGAACAATGACGCTGCTTCGGACGCTGGTTCAGGAGACCGGCATTGGCTTGATAATCGTCTCTCACCTTCGTCGTCCTGAGGGCAAAGGACACGAAGAAGGAGCACAGGTTTCCCTAGGTCAACTTCGTGGATCACATGCCATTGCTCAACTTTCCGATATCGTTGTCGGTCTTGAGCGCAATCAGCAGGACAAGGAGAACAAGGACAGAATGTCTATGCGGGTTCTGAAGAACAGATTTACTGGAGACACTGGTGAGGCTGGGGATTTACTCTTTGATGACACAACCGGGAGACTGAATGAGTTCCTTGATCTTTGACCTTGAGGCCGATGGTTTGCTTAAGGAAGCAACCAAGGTCCACTGCATAGCGATACTAGATGCTGACACCGGAGACACATGGTCCTACGGTCCTGACGACATTGAGAAAGGACTTGATGAACTTTACCAAGCAGACACCATTGTTGCACACAACGGCACAACCTACGACATCCCACTACTCAAAAAGCTCTTTGGCTGGCACCGTCGCCCCGGCTCTCGTCTTGTTGATACCCTTGTTGTTGCTCGCCTACTCCGTCCGAATGTTGCTGAAGAAGACAGACGACGAGTAGAGTTTCCTCCGAAGCTCATAGGTTCCCACAGCCTGAGGGCGTGGGGCATGAGACTTGGGGAATACAAAGGTGACTTTGAGGGGCCTTGGGACACATGGACCCAAGAGATGCAGGACTACTGTGAACAGGATGTCCGCGTCACATTTCGACTGCTGAATCACCTCAAGCCTTGGGAGTATCCCCCTGTCCCTTTAGACCTAGAGCATCGGGTGGCGGAAGTATGTCACCTGATGTGGGCCGAGGGATGGACCTTCGACAAGGACAAGGCGACGACCCTCTACACAGCCTTGGTGAAACGGAGGGACGAACTGGAGAAGGCCTTGGTCGAGAAATACGGCCAGTGGCAGGAGTTGGACAAGGTGTTGATCCCCAAGAGGGACAACAAGAGACTGGGTTACACCAAGGGGGTTCCAGTTGAAAAGTACAAGACCGTTGTCTTCAACCCCGGCTCCCGAGTCCACATCGAAAAGAAGCTCAGGGAAGCGGGGTGGGAACCCCAAGAGTTCACCGAGTCTGGACGAGCAAAGCTGGACGAAAGTGTCTTGGCACGAGTTGAACTCCCCGAAGCATCCCTCTTGGTCCAGTATCTCCTTGTCCAGAAGCGGCTTGGTCAAGTTGGGGATGGAGATAGCGGATGGCTCCGTTTGGTTGAAGCAGACGGGCGTATCCACGGAACCATCAATCCATGTGGGACAGTCACCGGACGGGCAACGCATCGAACTCCAAATGTTAGCCAAGTACCATCCAACCGTGCGCCATACGGTAAAGACTGTCGTGCTTGTTTCCGTGTTCCAGAAGGATGGAAGCTCGTGGGTGCTGACATGGCGGCATTGGAGCTTCGAGCGTTCGCCCATTACCTCCACAGGTTCGACAAAGGAGAATACGCGAAAGTCGTGACTGAGGGTGATGTTCATACACACAATCAGAAGCTCGCGGGTCTTGATACACGAGATGAAGCAAAGCGGTTCATCTATGCAACTTTGTATGGTGCCTCTGCTCGAAAGCTAGGAACTATCACTGGTCGTGGTGAGAAGGATGGCGTGAAGATGAAACAACGCTTCATCACATCTCTTCCTGCTTACAAGAAGCTCATGGACCTAATCAAACAAAGTTTAGGCAAGGGCTGGCTAAAGGGTCTAGATGGTCGAAGGCTCTACATTCGATCAGAGCACTCCGCACTAAACATGCTGCTACAGGCATGTGGAGCCATCCTGTGTAAACAATGGATCGTCTCTTTTTATGACCAGATGTGTGCCATTGGGTACACACATGGTCACGACTGTGATTTCGTAATCTATGGATGGATACACGATGCAATCTACGTCGCTTGTCGTGAAGGACTTGAAGGAACTGTGGGCACTGTATTGGAGAAATCGGCGGAAGCCTCAGGTGAACCTTTTGGCTTCATGGTTCCTCTCTCTGCCGAACATCACATAGGAGATACGTGGGCCGATGTCTAAGGACGACTGTATAAACACAACAGCACGAGTGAACACCGTTGGTTATGGTGAGGTGTGGGACTACGTGGATAAAAAAACTGTGCTTGCACATCGTCAAGCATACGCAGAAGCATTTGGTCCTATTCCAGAAGGCCTGTGTGTCTTGCACAAGTGTGACAACAGGGCCTGTGTAAACCCAGAACACCTGTTTCTTGGAACGAAGAAGGACAATGCTGTTGACATGGCTCGAAAGGGTCGCGTCACAGGCCAGAAGCTTTCGTGTGAACAGGTTCGCGAAATCGTTCAGCGTATTCCAAAAGCAACTCAGCAGGAGATTGCTGACGACTTTGGCGTTGACCGCTCTCTTATCTCTCGAATTAAGAGAGGGGTTGTGTGGAGCCATCTCACGGAGGACACACATTGATACACAACAAGCTCTACGACATCATCCTTGAAGCATACAAACGCTCCTTCGCAGTCCAATCGGATTTCGCAAGGCAGTATGCCACCTACGTCGCAATGGCTGCTTCGATGGGTCTCATCAGCACCAAGGTTCATCAGGACATCTTCAGTGGCGAATGGAGACCTACGGTCAAGGGTCTTACGTGGCTTGAGAAGCGTGGTGTTGAACTCACTGACGATGAGTGGGCCGATGCGCCGGTAGAACACGAGGCGGCTGATGAAGAGTCGTAAGGCGTTCGTTGTTCGTGTTGGTGACAAGTTCATTGGGCCTCGCCACATGCACCGAATGCTTGTCGATTTCGATAAGGCAGAACTGTTTCGCTACAGGGCTGCTGCGAGGCGTGTGGCTTTCCATAAGAAGGCAGATGACATCATGACAGTTGTTATAACACTGGAGGAAGAATGAAGGTTGAACTCCTAGATCACATGGGTTCAGACCTCGATGTGGTCAATGCAGCACGGGTGTCATTCGATAAGGAGAGTGATTGGGAGTCTACATTTCCCGGTGTGTTGTCTGAACGTGACACCAAGCTCATCTCATACCTCGCCAAGCATCACCACTGGACCCCGTTCTCTCACTGTTACGCCAAGTTCCGCATTAAGGCTCCGTTGTTCGTCAGGAGCCAGTTGTTCAAACACAAGGTTGGACTGACTGAGAATGAGGTTAGTCGGCGGTATGTCGATAGTGAACCTGAGTTCTATGTTCCTGAAGTGTGGCGTAAGCGGGCTGAGGACAAGAAGCAGGGATCGACAGAGGAACCCGTCAATCTATCAAAACTACATGCGTTCTACTGCGACTCGGTGAACAACTACGGCTCTTGGGATGACTACAGTCTCTCAGAGCTAGAAACAGAGCACCGTGAACGCACTCTAATCCTCTATAACTCTCTTCTCAAAGTTGGTGTCTGTCCCGAACAGGCCCGCATGGTTCTCCCTCAGTCTATATATACCGAGTGGATTTGGTCAGGCTCGATAGCGGCATTCGCCAGAGTCTACCAACAGCGAACCTCAGACCACGCCCAGCACGAAACGAAACAGATCGCCCTCCAGATTGGCGAACTGTTGCAACCCCTATTCCCTGTCTCATGGAGCGCATTATGCGACACATCATCCTCTCACTAGCCCTCCTCAGCCTCTCAGCCTGTTCCGCAGCCACCACCTTGTATCACTCCTGTATGGACGGGCTGTGCCGATGATGGACTGGGCTGTTCTCGTCCTTCTCCTCTACTTCTCAATCGCATTCATATGGTGGCTCTATGGCCGATAAGTGGGCTGTCGTTAGCAGACGCGACTGTAAGTTCTGCGCTGATGTGATGCTCCTATTACATGACTACAACATCGACTATGAACCCTTCGACATCAGACACTCACCAGACCTTGGTGACTTCCTGTCCTCCGCTGGTTTTACCACCGTCCCTCAGGTCTTCCACAACGGCAAGGTCGTTGGTGGATTCACGGACACCCAGCGATACCTCAGACTTATAGGAGTAGACCGTGACCAGTCCAACTGAGTTCATGAAGCAACACTGGGCCATTCTGTCTCGTGGTGAAGGCGTTGCTGAACACGAAGACCTCTACACGATACTTATTGAGTATGGCATCAAGCCCGCTGAGTTCGTCATCTACTCAACCGTTCGATCTTTCCTCGCCAGCCAAGGTATCAGCGATAGTCATCCAGTGGCTTTCCATGCTGGACGAATTGTTGGAACCAAGGAAGCTGTCCTCAAGTATCTACAGGTAGGCCGATGAAACCCATCCTCGTTGATAACTGTGAACACTTCGATGGTCGCAAGAGCGAATGCACCAAGTGTGGTCGTTCGTTACCTGATGTGTGCCTCGACTTTGAAAAGATGAAACAGAAGGCTGAAGCCTATGACGCTCTTTCTAGTGTTTCTGGAGGCACAGGCGATAGTCGTGCTGATGACGCTGATACTCCTCCTGCTCCTGTCGTAACCAAAGGAAACCCTCGTGCAAAGAACGCTGCTAATCGACGGTGACGAGTATGTGTATGTATCCTGTGCCGCCGTTGAGTATGAGGCAGCGTGGGATGAACAGAATGTCATCCTAGCCAGCAACAAGGTTGAGGCGTGGGATGTCCTTCAGTTATCCATAAAGAAGGTCAAGGAAGCCATTGGTGACGTAGGTGACGTTGTGTTCGCCTTTGGCAATGGTTCCTTCCGAAAGTCCCTTTACGCTGGCTATAAGGCCAACCGTAGTGGCAAGCGTCCACCCCTGTGTATGTCCGATGTTCGCCAGATGGTGACGCAGGAATACACCACGCACACCATGCCTACCCTCGAAGGTGATGATGTCCTTGGTATCCTAGCGACCGATGGTGACTATGAGCATCCCGTCATCGTATCCCAAGACAAAGACATGCTGTGTGTCCCTGCCCCTTTGTGGCGCAAGGACGAGTTGATCTATGTGTCCGAAGGTGACGCTGATTACCATTGGATGAAACAGACGCTCACTGGAGATACCTCTGACGGTTACCCCGGTTGTCCCGGTGTTGGCCCCGTTGGAGCCGAGAAACTGCTCAATCAGTTCCAATCGGACAAGGGTGGCTTTGAGACCAAGGCTGCATGGGAAGCTGTTGTCAGGACGTATGAGGCCAAGGGTCTGTCGTTCGATGATGCACTCATTCAAGCACGACTAGCTCGCATCCTTAGAGCAACTGATTGGGACTCTGGAAAACAGGAGGTCATCTTATGGACGCCCTAAAGGATACCCTTTGGAACAATGTGTCGCCTCAGGAGATACAGACCTACGTCTTCATCGTCTTCTGGGCGATACTCGTTGGTGTGCTTCTCTCAATCATCAAGGGACACAATGACTATCGAAGCTAAGTACACCCAGGTCGGGGGCAACCATTACACCAAGATGGCTATTCAGCCGATGGAATACTCGATGCTCAACAATCTTGGTGCTGCTGAACACACCGTCATCAAATATGTTTCCAGATGGAAATCCAAGGGTGGCGTTGAGGACCTGAGGAAGGCCGCACACACCCTCCAGTTGCTGATTGAGTTCGCTGAGAAGGCGCAGCCTACGGCTACTAAACGTCAGGAGGAGTCCGATGGCTAAGGTCACCAAGTTACGTCCAGAGCCTGAGGAAACGGAGGAGGTCTATCAGGCCTCTTTCCCCAATGTCGCTGTGGTCCAATCGATGCTTGAGGATAAACCGATGGTCACCTGTGTGGTGCTGACGGTGAATGCTGATGGGTCTCTCAGTCACTACGTCGATGGTGCGAGCATCATGGAGACTATTGGGCTTTTGGAGAGCATGAAGCTTTCCTTGATGGGGGAGACGATGGGGGATGAGTGACGTGATGCTACTCGGCGTCCTGCGGATGCCTATGCCTGACAACCCTGCCGATATGGGGGGGTTGGAGTGGGCGCAAGTCAAGGACA